CAGCCGCGGGCTTCTCCGCCCTGGGCTTCGACCGGCGCCCGAAGGAGTCTGAAAACTGCAGACGCCGGATGAAGGGGCGCACCTCCTGGGCATACGCAACCGTCAGCGGATTCCCAGTCGTGGATCCCTTCTTCGAGAGGCTCTGGATCTGCTCGATCCCGCCCGGCCCGTCGAGCATGTTGCCCCCGACGAGATCCTTCGCAGCCTTCTCGATCTCCGCGTTCGTCGCCGAGTTGACGTCCTTGTCCTTGCCGATCAGCTTGGACTTCACGCCGTGATTGAAAACGACGAGCCGCGCGTACTGCGCCCTCTTGTCGTCCACGCCGAACGTGGCCTTCTTCGCTACTTCCTGTCCTCGTGGCATATTGACACCTCCCTCCTTCGTTCGCCACTCACCAACAACATTAGACACATAGATGCCGGAAATCAACCACCCTTACCCAACTTCCGTGGGGTGACCTCACTGTCTGGATTGAAGGCGGTTGGAGCGGTTTCTTCTAAACTTGCAGGTGCAGGATCGCGCACATTACAATCGTCCCGCGGGTGCTAGGTGCAGGCCTAGATCACCTGACGTTCATCGGCCGATGGAACGTTCTGTCTCACGGCGACAGGGCGCCCGCACATAATCTAGGCGAAGGGGCGAACGTGGCACATAGACCACTCGACGAGTGGGACATTGAAACTGAAATCATCCCGTACCTTTCTGGGGTTGAAGGGGCATCACCGTCTTGGACCGCGTGGTGCCCTATACACGACGACGAAGGCTCGCAGCACAAAGGTTTATCTCTAAACATCGTAGGCAAGCGCAACCTAGCGCGCTGCCACTCCCCTCAATGCGGGGCGACCTTCAAAGACATCGTTGAATGGCGCCTTAACGGAGGAGAGTCGAACGGACACGAGCCTAAAGTAAGTGTCCGGAAAGCGTCTGCACGGAAAGCGAAGGGCGAGGTAGACAATCCACCAAAGAAGGGGAAGGGTCTTGCGTGGTGGGTAGAAAAGACGCAGGTACCCCTCGAGGTATGGGAGGCACTTGGTGTCGCCCAGAATGGGACGGGGGTCGTCTTCACATTCGACGATCCTCCTGTGGCGAAAATACGCCGTCCTCCCAAGGAGATCGTTTGGTCGGGGACCGATGAGTGGAATGCCCCTCCCCTCTGGCCGTCCCCAGAAGACGAACTCCCGTCCCACATAACGATCACGGAGGGAGAGTCTGACTGTGGAACAGCAAGATTTTGCGAGATGCCTGAAGCGTATGCCGCGACAAAGGGTGCTGCGTCGGAATTTCCTCCAGGCATGTTTGAGGAACTGCGATCTTACGGAGCATCAGAGGTTACAGTTGTCGGCGATATGGATCGTGCTGGAGATGAATTTCGCAGCAGAGTTACTCGCCAGGCGCTATCTGCAGGTTTTCGAGTCAATGTCGTCTACCTGGAGAAAATTGTCTCTCACTTCTCAGGCGTCAACGACCTCAATTCGCTCCTTCGCTACTGCGATGGAGACGTCGAGGCGTTCAGGAGACAGATTGAACGCTGCACAGAACGCGTCGAACACAAGTACGACGCCCTGACGAAAGAGTCAATCATGGACCTCGCTGTAAAGGAGACACAGTGGATATTGCCCGGGCTAATCGCGCCATCAGACAAAGTGCTGCTATCAGGGCCGCAGAAATCGTACAAGACCTACATCGAACTCGACCTCGCGCGTTCCTTAACCTCCTGTACCCCTTTCCTAAACCGCCCCGAATGGCAACCAAGTCAGCCTGCGAATGTTCTACTGATTCAGGAGGAAGGGTCAACCCAGGCATGGGCGAAGAGGATCACCCGTTTGAATCTTGACGACGCAGCCTGGTCACACTTCCACACCTACCACAGGCGCGGGATCAGGTTCACAGAACCAGATACAATCGACTTCGTCATCTCGTTCTGCCGTGAGCATGAGATTCAGGTCGTATTCTTCGATCCCCTGCAAAGGATGATGCCTGGCGTCGATGAGAATGACTCGTCTGCGACAGGGATTGTCTGGGATCAGGTCATGCGGATGCAACTTGCAATCCCAGGTCTCGTTGTCGGGGTCGTTCACCACGCGAATAAGACAGAGACGCTCACGTGGGAATCTGTGCGCGGATCCTCACGTCATGGAGGAGAGGTTGATCTTGGCCTGTTCGTTCAGAAGATTGACGACGGGGTTCGTATTGGCGTCGATGGGCGCGACATTCCGCGCTACCTCGGTACTGGGGAGGCCTTCGATGCTAAGGTCCACATCTCTGAGGATGATGAGAAACCTCACCTCCTCATCGACGCAACAGAGATTTCAGTCAAAGTGAACCAGGTGCAGAACCTCGTGCAGAAGAACAAGGACGCAGTGATTAATGCGATCTCGGACGGATGCACGACGATTGCCTCTCTTGTTTCTCAAACGGGCGCGACAGATACAACTGTGCGCAAATACATCAGGGAACTCGTTGAGGCAGGTCAGGTCGAAGAAACGGACAACGGTGACGGTAAGGCGAAGACGTACACACTGAGAGAGGGAGAGAGCGATGAAGAATCTTGAGAACTGGCGCTTCTACGAGGACAGGAAACTGCACGAACTTTCAGATGAGGAACTGCAGGAGGTTCCTATAGAGATTCTCAATGAACGCTCAGAAGAACTCACTCTCAGGCAAATGCAGTTAATCCTGAAATGGGCAGGACTAACCCAAGGAGAATGAAATGCCTGTCTCGATTTCCCTTGCAGACGGCGTTGAGGCCTTCCTGCTCGTCAAGCAGATAGCAGAAGGCAAATGGACCCAGGTCGATGCACAACTCAAAGAGAGGGCGGTGGCAATCGTTGAGCGAAATCAACAGCAGAAGAGGTCTTCGTGACCCTGCAGACATCGGGCGCCTCCTCGCGTCCTACAGAGAGGCACACCCTGAGGACACACGCAAGGCATCTGAGATCATGGACGATTTCGCCCTCAACATCATGGCGAGGGCACGCGATGTTGACCCAGGTGAGTCAACTGTCGTTGAGACACAGCGTGCCTACAGGGAGAGGCTCATCAAGAAGGCATTTTCCGGGGATGACCACGCACTCAGGCGTCTTGAAGAGATAGATCCCGTCACAGCAGGCGCAGTAAGGCATCGAATCAAGGCGGGAGGTATATTCCATCCCGACCGCGATCTGCACGAGAGAGCTGTAGAGCGCTTTACAGTGCGGCCCGGTGACACGTACGAGAACGGGCAAGGCGAACGCGTGAAGGCCACGTTCGAGGATCCAGATCCAGGAGACGCAGACAAAGGCACCTGCCCAGCTTATAACGCCGCCATGGACATTCACTGTGAACTCGAGGCAGGCCATCTTCACATGCACTACGGAGTTTCACCCGAGGGACACCCCTACCTGTGGCAAGGCAAGTAGACACTTAAGTTGAAAGGACCCCCAATGCACCAGGATGAAGAAAATCCAGAGACACAGATTCATAAGCACATGAGGCAGGGATCTGTCACTGTGGAAATGAAGAACGGCAAGAGGAATTACTCAATCGAGGTGCCTGTCTTGGGTGTAACACAGGAGGCCTTCACTGAGGCTGCAGAAATTGCTCTTGCGATTGAAAATGCGGTGCGTCGTTAGACCCTACTACCCTACCAATCAGGCCCTACTAACGTTGAGAGGGTCCCGTGTCGCACCCTACCAATGGGTGGTTATTCCAAGGGGCTCTGTAAGAGCCCTCTTGGTAACCCCCTTGGTAGGCTAGGGACAAAGCGATTGGGAAGGTGCAGTAGTGGACACTAGGGAAGGGGATTTGCAGGAGAGAGGGAGAGGGAGTGTGAACGGGAGGACGGGCATGGTTGCTCAGGCACTCGTTGCAAGGGCAGAGGATGTTGCGCCTTACCTACAGAGGTTTGTAGATGAGACTCTTGGGGGAAACAAACTGCTGTGCCTACGCACACCTGTCGCAGATAAAACCTTGAAGCATATTCTGGACGGGTCTGCGAAATGGGTAGGTGAGGAACTCGTTGATGATCTCTTTGCTCGTGGGCTAGGCAGGCCTGATCTCTATAGGGAGATAAATTTTGTACCCAACCCAACTTGGTCACAGGAAAGGTGGTTGCGTTGGAAGGCAGGGTGTGAATCTGACTGAGGCGGGGTTCGCATGAGGCAGGGTCACGAAGAACCGAGGCGGGGCCCATACTGGGTGGGGTCCACAGTGCACTGGGTGGGGCCTATAGTCTTCTACTTCCTTGACAGGACACGAGAACGCGTCTACGTTGAGTGCAAGGAAATGGGTGACGTGGTAGAAATCCGTGGCAAGACAGAGCAGCGCGTGGCGACTGTGATCGCGGCATTGAAGAATGCACGTCACCCGGTTACGTACCTTGACCTTGAAGAGGTTACTGGTGCTGACTACGGCGCTCTCCTCTACATTTGTTCTACGCTCGTTGAACTCGGGTATGTAGAACGTGTAGAGGATGAGGTTGAGAATCGTCCACCTGGTCGTCCTGTTGTCAGGTTCAGGTGGAAGGCACGAACTGGTCGGGCACGGGCTATGGGCGCCCGTTAGCCAGATACTGAGAGGTCTAGGTAGGTTACTAGACCTCTCTTCTTCTAATACGGGGTTTACTAGACCTCTGCCCAGCTCATACGGGGCATTTTGGGTGGGGTTGTAAGGCTGGCCTTACAGGCCGAACGTACGTGCCCCCGTACGCGGGTTCGCCGACTCTTGAGGCCGCAACCTTATCCGTTTGAACGCAGGCCGACACCGCGGTAAACGGTTACCTGTTACAAACAATAGATAGGTTCATTCGAAACCTACAACCAACTCCGTGGGGTAGGTATCCGTTTGAACGCGTATCAATTTAATCCTGCGTTCGGTTGATGTACGCCGTAATGGTTGATACGTTGAAACACAACGACGAAACGGAGGCACGATGGGCAAGGGACGGCACGTTTTCACGATTGACGACAACGCCGAAATGGCGGAGGCGAACGCATGGATGGCAATGAGGGCGCACGTATGCGTTTGCACAATCGACAACATCATCGACAACATCGAGGCGATTGGAGGCACACATGACAATCGGTGACCTGATTCAAATTGCACACGACGAGGGGCGCGACCCGAACACGATGGAGTTGGTCATCGCAATCGGGGGCACGTATTTTGATGTTGACACGGCGGACGAGCAGGATCGTTTCAACCCCGAATATGTTTGCATGACGGTCGGGGTGCGCAATCAGGTGGTGCGTCGTCATGTCTGACAACATTTTCGATGTTGACAACATCCTGGCGACGCAATCGGGGTTTTACGATGATGCGCCGATGCCCGGGGACGATGAGGACGCGTGTTGTCACTGTGGCGAACGTGTACGCGTTGACGATGAACGGGGCGAATGTGCGCACGGGATTTGCCACGCCCAATGCCTGATCGACGCGGGGTGTGTGATCGCCTGATGTTGCACGAATCGACAACATACCTCTGGGGCACATCGCATCATCCCGACCGGGGCGTGTACGAACCCCGGCACATGATCGACAACGACCAGGCGTTGTCGTGTGTGTCAACATTTCGGACATTGTGTGGGCGTGTTGTCACGTACGCATACGACTGGTCGACCCCGCTGTTGTCAACGTGTGCAACATGCGAACGCGTCGAACGTGCGGGGACGAAACAGCCTGTTTTGAAACGGATAACCGCTTAACACAAATTCGGTTGCGTTCCCCGCCAATCGGATGTATTGTTGTGTATGTAAACGACGAAGGAGGAACGGAATGGCACGCAGGACGAACAAAATCACGAAGGTTTGCAAGCGCACGGGTTTGACCGTGACGGGCACCCCCGACGAAATCGCGGAGTCGTTTTACCGCGACAAGTCGCAGAAGGACGGGTTTTCGCCGTGGTGCAAGGATGCCGAGCGCGAGTACAATCGTGCGTACCGCCTCGCCCTCAAGGCGGGTGAGGCATCGCGCAAGGCCGACGCGTCGCCCGATGGCGTTGTCGCGTTCGACAACGTGATGCAGGACGAGGGCGTTCGCACGCCGCGCAAATCGCATCAGGGCAACGGCAACGCGCCCGCGCAGGGCAAGCGCACGCCGAACGCGAAGGCGACGACGAAGGCACGCAAGCGCGCACGGCGCGCGAAGGCATCGGCGTAATCATCGCAAGGGCGCACACAATCGGCAACACGTGTGCGCCCCTCGATGGTTCATGTTGACAACGACGACAACGGAGGAGGCATCATGGCATCGTGGGGAACGGACAAGGCACGCGTGTACGTTGTCCTAAACGACAACACGCACACGCGGCGGCGGCGCATCGCGGTTGGGGTCATCATCGCGGTCGTGCTGTTCGCGGCGACGTTCATCGGTGGGCGTCACGTCGCGCACGCCGAGGGGTATTCGCAGGATTACGTCGAGCAGCGAGGTTCAACGGCGACGCGGTGCGCGGTTGTTGACGTACATGCAAACAAGGTCGTTATGGTCAAGCAGGGCGCCGGCGATACGATCATCAGGGTTGTTGCGTACGTTGACAACGGCGACAACATCGAATGGGAGGGGCACGTGTGGCGGTTTGCGCGTCGCCTCGTCACACAGGGCATCGGCACGGGTTTGCGAAGGGCGTGTCGGTGATGGGCACGGTCAACGTTTCAAACGGGGACATAATTCGCGTTCGACGTTTCGGCGTGGATCATGAATTTCAGGTTGAATTTTCGGGGGACGATAAAACGGGGGAAATCAATTTTGTACGCCCGGTTTACATGTGTCGAGCGTGCGAGGAAAATCAGGTTGACGAACCCGACAACATGCCGTATTGCCCCCGGTGTTTGATGGACGCGCAATTGTTCGCCGTATTACGTCGCATCGTTGACAACAATGTACCCGTGGCGCGTGTGCTTGAATGGGACGAAGAAAACATGCGCGGGGCACGAATTCGCGGTGAGCAATACATCGACATTGAATCATCGGCAATGGATTGGATTGCCGCAATGTCCCCCGACGAATTCAGGGATGAATTCGCCTCGTGCATTGCACGTTCGTTGCCCTCATACATGCGGGATGCCGTAGCCCCAAAACTCACCTAAACAATACAACACACGGCATGATAACGGCACCGATATGTTCGGTGTCGTTGTCGTTGCTGAATATAAATTCAATGCCCCCGACTGCCCCCTCCCTTTCTTCTTTAAAAGCATGACTCCGTTTACACATATGAATACATCGCCCCCGCTGAATTCCTCTAAAAAATTTGAAGCTTTATTCCCTTCGTCCATTTCGCGTTGTCATACATGCAAACGGAGGTTAAAGGCAGGGGTAATAGGGGAGGGGGTAATCCGGCCTAGGATCTCGCCGGGGAAGAGGGGGAAGGCTCTCTTCTCAGCACTGTGCTTTAGGCATTGGGTGGTTGATTTCCCTGGAAATACTGTGATAATGTGCAGACGCGCGTTCGACCTCCCCATAATCGCACGCGCCCTCGAGGCATAGGGGCTGTGACACCGCAGCACGGCCCCTATCCTCTCTCTCTCTCTCTCTCGGGGACCTCATTAGAGGCGCACGTGCGGAGGTCTTGCATCTCCAGCAGCCTCATCCCGCTACAAAACGTGCAGTCGAAGCGGGGAGAAGCCCGGATCGCTCAGAATCGCGCGGTGCTTCCGCAGAAGCCGGGTACAGCAAGAAAGGGCCTCCTAACCGGGGGCCTTTTCTTTGGTCTCTTCTACTGCTTGTTTCACCCTGTATACTCATCTCGCAAATCAGGAGGTGTGGTGTGCCAGAGGTTACAGGTGGGGCAACAGTCGTAGCGCCAGGCGCAGGAGCTGCTGTGTTGACAATCGCGGCTGCATCGATTCCTGCGGGTACGTACAGGGTCCAGGTGTCTGCGTACGTGTCGAATAACGCTGTCGCAGATGTCGGGAACATGAAACTTCAGAGAGGGGGAGTTGACCTCGTCAATCCACTTCCCCACGGTGTCAATGGGCAGGCGATCCAGAACCAGTACGACGAGGTTGCGTTCGACGGGTCACAGAACCTGACAGTGAACGCAATCGGGGCAGGCACGGCTGCAATCGAATACTTCGCGTCCGTTGAGCTCTATCGAACGGCGTAAACGAGAGGATGAGCGGGCGGCAGATGGGACCCGCATGGGAGGCCGTGCGCATTTGCAGGGAATGGAACCGAAGTGGAAGAAGAAGGGGGTTCTGTTCAAGTCTGTGATGCTCGCAAGACAGGGGATGTCACGGACGCAGATCTCGAAGAGGTTGGGTCTATCTGCAGATACGATCTTCGTGTGGATCGCGAAGGCACGGCAGGGGGAAGAGCCAACTCTCGTCCGCTGGTTGGCACTGCTTGAACGGGCAGAGGCTGTCTATGAGGCGGGGATGGTCGACAAGATCACGGAGACTGCGCGTTCGACGCAACCGAACACGTGGCAGGCTGCCGCATGGATGCTCGAAAGGCGTGACCCTGAGTCCTGGGGTAGGAGAGATCGCACAGATGTCAAGGTTAACTCGGATAAACCACTCGTACAGGTGAATCAGCTTGTCCTTACAGACCCAGAAACCAGAGCAGCCTCAAGAGATTTCCTCCGAAGAGTCACGAGCGATAGCCCAGACATCACCATCGGGCCTGGCGTACGTGACGACGAGGAGGAACGCTCCGGGGAGTAGGTGGATTCATGCTCGGCACGTTGACTATTTAGACGAAAAGCTCGTCAATCTCGCCTCTGGGATGTACAAAGAGGAGGGGTATTTCGGGCTGATTGTCGAGGAACCTCCACGGCACGGGAAGTCTGAGCTGTGCTCTCACTACTTTCCAACGTGGTACCTCGGTGCGCGGCCAGATGATCGCATCATTCTCATCTCCTACGAGGAGACGTTCGCTGCAACCTGGGGGAGGAAGGTGCGTGATACAACGGAGGAGTGGGGGCCTGACCTGTATGGGATCACGGTTGACCCAAAAAATAGGTCTGCGGGGTCATGGAACATCGCGCAGCACCGTGGTGGGATGTACACAGCGGGTGCTCTTGGGTCTGTCACGGGGCGAGGGGCGAATGTCTTTGTCGTGGATGACCCGATTAAGAACTACGTCGAGGCGCAATCGCCTACTCTCCGTGACCGTACCTGGCATAACTGGAAGCAGACGTTGCGCACCCGTGCAGAACCTGGGTGTATCGCCCTTGTTATCGGTACGAGGTGGCACGAGGACGATCTGATCGGTCGGCTTCTGCAGGAGATGCACGAGGATCCCCTCGCGGATCAGTGGATTGTCGTGCGTCTGCCGGCAGTTGCGGAGGAACCTGATGAGGATTACCCAGAACCTGACCCTCTAGGCAGGGAAATCGGGGAGCCCCTGTTTCCAGAACGGTGGCCTGTCGAGTTGCTGCAGCCGCACATGAGCAACTTGATGACTTGGAACGCTCTCTACCAGCAGCGCCCGGCTCCTGCAGAGGGAGCGATGTTCAAGGAGGATTGGTTCGAGATCGTGCCCATGCCTTCGGGGAAGTTCAAGAGAGTGATCCGATTCTTCGACACAGCTGCGTCTGACCCTGACGAGTTTGAGGACCCAGACTGGACAGTCGGTCTACTTTTGGGGGAGCATGAGGACGGGTTATACTACGTCCTTGACGTTCAGAGGTTCCGCAAGGAGGCTGGGAAGTTTGAGAAGGAGCTGCGCAAGATCATCTCTCGAGATCGTCTTGGAACCCGGTTCCGAATGGCACAGGAACCTGGATCTCAGGGTAAACTCTACATCCGATCAGTTGCTAAGTCGGTTTTTAGAGGGAGACCCTTCCGAGGCGTCAAAGAGACGGGTACGAAGATGCTCCGCGCAGAGACGTGTGCAGATGCAGCGGAGAGAGGGGAGATCAAGCTCCTTCGAGGTGCATGGAACAGAGAGTTCCTCAGAGAGGTAAGGCGCTTCCCGTTCGGAACCCATGATGACCAGGTTGACGCGTTGTCCGGTGCATACCAAGAGCTGACGAAACGAGGAAGGACAATGACTACATGGTAGATGACCTTACCTGGGCGCATGAGGCGTTCAAGCGTGACCGTCGCCGCAACTACTACAAGGTGTGCGCGAACTACTACGAAGGGGTCACGCCGATGACTTTCGCCACTGAGAAGTTCCAGTCTCTCTTCTTCCAGGTGTTCGGTCACTACAGAGAGAACCTCTGTGCCCCTGTAGTCGACTCGTTGCGCGACAGGCTGAGGATCACTGGGTTCAAGTCATCTGAGGCTGAGATTGAGGTCCAGAACCAGACATCTCCTGCAGGGATGCAGTTCCAGACCCGGAAACTCGATGACCCCGAAGGCACACGCGCCTGGGACCTGTGGACAGACAGCAGAATGGACCTGCGCTCCGTTGAGGTGCATGAAGAGGCACTGAAATGTGGAGACGGTTACGTCATTGTCTGGTTGAACGACGAAGGGAAGGTAGACATCGTGTCTCAGTACGCGGATGAGATGCGTGTCGAGTACGCGTCGAACAACTCGAAGAAGCTTAACCGCGCTGCGAAGATGTGGTGGGAGAATGAGGAAAAGGTGTGGAGGTTGAACATCTACACGCCGTTCCTCATCAAGAAGTACGTCTCCCGGGGAAGTAACTCGTACGATATGCCCCAGAACGTGCAGGGGTGGAGGGTGTATGAGCCGATGCTCGAAAATCCTTTCGAGATCGTACCTGTCTTCCACTTCCCGAACAGGACAGAGGGTTGTTATGGGGTATCTGAGATTTACGACGTCCGCTACATCCAGGATGCCCTCAACAAATCCGTAATTGACATGCTCGTAGCGATGGAGTTCGCTGCGTACAAACAAAGGTGGGTGGTCGGCTTTGAACCCGAACTTGACCCTGACACGGGGGAACCCGTCGACCAGAACGTGCGCAATTACGGTGCAGACAGGATGCAGGCGTTTCCGGATCCAGAAACAAAGGTGGGTCAGTTTGACGCTACTGATCTCAACCAGTTCCTGAAGGTCGGTGACAAGTTCTGGCAGTCGGCCTCACGCGTGACAGGCACACCTCTGCATTACTTCTTCATCACGCAGGGCGACTTCCCATCTGGCGAGGCGATCAAGTCAGCAGAAGGGAGATTCATCACGAAGATCTCCAATCGCCAGGTTGGGTGGGGAAACATCTGGGAAGACGTAATGACGTTCGCTATGCGCCTCGATTCGGGTGTGCAGGAAGATCTCATCCTCAACTCCCTCTGGCGGGATGCGACCCCGAGGTCAGAAGCGGAACTCGCTGACACTGCAGTGAAGAAGAAGGCAGTTGGGGTACCGCGGTCGCAGATCCTGC